TCCTTCAGTAGGACTTTTACAAATCAGACCTATTATGGTTAGAGAAGTAAATAGGATACTGAGAAAACAAGGATTAGATAAAAGATTTAAAAATAGTGATAGAAAGAGTGGTGATAAATCAATTGAGATGTTTAATATCTGGGCTGATGCTTATCACTTAAATAGTTCCTTTGAAAAAATGGCTAGGAATTGGAATGGCGGACCTAAAGGCTATAAGAAATCTGCAACCGCTCACTATTGGACCAAAGTTCAAAATTATGTAACATTAAATTTATAAGACTAAAAAACCACTCATATAGTGGTCTTTTTTAGTTTGTATGTAAATAGAAATTATCTTTCCATTCCTAAACCGTCGGTAGTTTTTCTACCTTCAGTTACATTTGATGTTTTCCAATGTTCACTCTGTCTAGGTTTTCCAGCAGGGTGGACTCCATTAAAGTCTTGGTATGCTGGGGTACCTGTTGCATTCGTATCTTGCCCAGCCATTTCATCCCAGTAATTTTTAAAGTCTTTTACGGTTCCTTTGTAATGTCTAATCTTACTTAGGTCTTCTCTTTCTTGGTTATTTTCCATTCTTTTGTTTTAATTTATGTATAGCCGTTTGTACCTTTAATCCTTCAAGGTCAATTTTATCCATTTGTACTTTTAGTTGATATAATTCAATTGCATAATTATCTCCTCTTTCTTGAGCAGCTCTATATCTTTGAATATTTTCTTTTTCTCTATCCTTTAATCTTTTTGCAGCTTCATTAGGATTAAACTCATAATCAGATGCTTCATTTAAATAGTTATTAAATTTAGGTATCATTATACTTTATAGTTTTTAAGAAGATCTTTTAATTCTACAATATCAGCAGGATTTAATTGTACATAATTTCTTCCGATGTTTATTTGCATACATTTTCTACCTAAACCAAATGACTCAACATCTTTAGGTCCAACAAATGTAGTTATCTGTGCATTATCAGAACCTTTAATACCGGCTTGGTTCCATGAACTAATATCAGTTCCTTCATTAAGAGTAGATTCACCCATTGCTGAATAGTTTTCGCATGCTTCATCTATCTTATCATTAATATGTTTCTTTGCTTCTTTAATATATGCCTTTGCAGTATGATCAGCATTATCATTTGACTCATAGCTATTGGCTTGTTCTGCTACATGGTTTGAGCATTGTTCAACGGGGCCAACAATTGCATCCATACTATATCCTGTTTCTGGTCTGCTACTTCCACCCATAGAAAACTGAGTAGCATTATCGGCAGCAAAACCAACAGGTATAAAATCTTCGAATAAAGGTACCTTTTTCATAATATTGTTATTTTAGTTATATATTCATAAAACTAAGTCTTATTTTTGTATATAAAAATAAACAACTATTATGAAAGATTTTTACAGAACATCCGCAGGAAGAAGATTCTTTGAAAGTGATGTTCCCTCGTTAATTGAAGTTCTAGGAAAAATATCTACCCAATTGGAAAGATCAAATGATATTGCAGAAAAGAAAAGAAGAGTAGATGAAAAATTAAAGAAGATTCAAATTAAAGAATCTAATAAAGCGCCTATCGGTAAGCCTAATAATTTACTAGGACTGTAATGCCTGATAAAGATATTACATATAAACAATTTATTGCTCACATGGATAAAGGTAATAGAGTTTATATGAAAAAACCTAGATCATGGCAAAAGGTTTGGTTTTGGTGGGAAAGTAAAAAAGAAAAATGGTTTTTAAATAAAGCCTTTGATAAAAGAGAAGACGGAAGAGTAGAACCAGAACCTTCAGTATGGATAACTGCGAAACAGATGGAAGGCCACATGGATCACATGGTTAGACAAGGTTATAAATATTATATAGATGAGTAAATTATTATTAGCATTTGCATTGTTCTTTTTAGGGCAATCTGCAATATGGTTTCAAACGAATGGACAGTTTGTATGGCCTTGGTTTAAAAAGAATCCTTTTTTAATTTCAATTATATTTGGTACATCAATAAGTTATGTGTTGATTTATGGTACTAGGTTTATAGTTGAATACTATGATGGTCTTTTGTGGCCAGGTAGATTTATCGCGTTTGGATCAGGTATAATATCATTTACATTTTTAACTTGGTATTTTCTAGGAGAAGGTATTACAACAAAAACAATAGTATCGCTGTGCTTGGCCTGTAGCTTAATAGGCATTCAGCTTTTTTGGAAATGAAAGACCCTTATAAAATATTAGGTGTAGATAGAAATGCTACAGATGATGAGATTAAAAAATCATATAGAAAATTAGCAAAAGAATACCACCCTGATAAATCCACAGGTAATGAAGAAAGATTTAAAGAGGTTGCAGATGCATATGATATATTAACAGATCCAAAAAAGAAATCAAAGTTTGAAGGTAATCCTTTTGGTACATTTAATGATGCTTTCTTTGAAGACTTTATAAAAACTGCAGGTGGTCATGGGTTTGGGGGATTTGCTGGTCGTAGTGGGTTTAATACAAAAGGGCAAAATATAACTGCACAAGTATATGTTACATTAGAGGATGCTTATTATGGGTGCGTTAAACAGATAAGGTTAGGTACAAAAACCGTTAGTGTTGATATTAAGCCTGGTGTTAAACCTGGGCAAAGAATGAGATTAAAAGGATTAGGTCAAAGAGGTATGACTGAAGAATTAAATGGTGATCTTATTTTAACAATTCTTGTTCAAGATGATACTAATTTTTATTTAGATAAAAAAGGATTACATACAATTAAGCATATTAATATGTATGATGCACTATTAGGAGGTAAAGGTGAAGTTAAATTATTTGATAAAACAATAACCTATACTATACCTAAGTGTGTTAAGAATGGAACAATGCTCAGGATAAAAAACAAAGGATTTCCTTCTTATAATAATCCTGATATGTTAGGTGATTTTTATGTAAACATATTAGTTGACTTACCTTCTGAATTAAACTCGGAACAGGAAAGTCTTATAAAACAAATGAAAGATTTAGAAAATGGACATTAACGATGAAGAATTTATGAAGTCATTATTAGATCAATTAGAAAATACTAGTTGGGACCAATATATGAACTTATGTTATAATACTATTATGATGTTTCCTGATCAAGTATTTCAGTATGATGAAAAAACAGCAAAACATAAAGTTAAGAGTTTAAGTAGAATATTAAAACATTTTGAAAATAAAGAAGATTTTGAGAAATGCGCTAAGCTCAAAAAGATCCAGGATCAATTAAAAAATTGTTAATAACTTTTAGAAAAAAGTCTCCTAAAAATTTTCAATTCCCAATTTTTTTTATTATATTTATAATATAATTAAATAAACGGAATATGACTGAATACACAAACCTTACTTATCTACAATCCTTCTTGGATGAAATGCGATCTTCCTCTTCAGGAAATCATAAAATTGCAACTCTTAAAAAGTATGCTGATAACTCTGATGAAAATTCTGATAGAGAATTCTTACAGAAAGTTTTCTTCTATACTTACAATCCTTATTTCAAATACAATGTAACTCCTAGGAATTGCAAAAAGAATTCAGATTTACTAGGTCACCCAAATACATACGGTAGTATTTTTACTTTATTGGATGATTTAAGAAATAGGATATGTACCGGTCATACTGCAATTGCAAATGTAAACAGATTCGTCTTAGAGAATAAACAATGGGAAGATATTATTTACTATATGCTAAACCGAGACCTTAATATGGGATGTGGTACTACCTCTATTAATAAGGCAATCCACTCAGATTTAATTCCAACCTTTAAGGTCGCTTTAGCAAATGCATATAATCCTAAGAGAGTAGATTTTCAAAGTGGAGAATGGTACGGATCCAGAAAATTGGATGGTGTAAGATGTATCTGTAGAAAGGAAATGAATACTGTAACATTCTTCTCAAGGAACGGTAAAGAATTTACTACTTTAGGTAATTTGGAAAATGAAATTTCTAAGATAGGTGGAGACTTTATTTTAGATGGAGAAATCTGTATGGTGGACAAAGATGGTAATGAAGACTTCCAAGGAATTATGAAACAAATCAGAAAGAAGGATCATCAAATTGAAAATCCTAAATTCTTTGTATTTGATTATTTAACTTTAGAAGAATTTGATAATAAGACTGGAATTACGCCACTTACCGAAAGACTTAAGAATGGTTATGATCATCTTCCAGAAAATATTAACTCTTCTATGTTAGAATTCTTACCACAAGAACAATTAACTACCGAGGAACAATTTACTGAAATGGCAAAAGAAGCTGAAGAGGCTGGGTTTGAAGGAATCATGGTTAGAAAGAATATCGGCTATGAAGGTAAAAGAAGTCATAATCTTTTAAAGGTTAAAAAATTCCATGATGCTGAATACACGGTATTAGAATGTGTTAACGGTACAATGAGATGGACAGAAAATGGTAAGCAGATTGAAAAGGAAGGTCTAAGTAATATCATAATTGAACATAAAGGCAATAAGGTAAGTGTAGGATCTGGATTCTCTAAAGAACAAAGAGAACACTACCTCAACAATCATAATGAATTAATTGGTAAAACTATAACCGTTCAATACTTTGAAGAAAGCCAAAATCAGAATGGTGGTTATTCATTAAGATTTCCTGTTGTGAAACACATATATCAGAATGGGAGGGATTGTTAATGTATCCATTCTATATCTCACCTGTAGTAAGAGATCTTAAATTAAACAATATATATTGTATGGAACTATTTGAAAAGTATAAAAAATGGGGTAAAGACATAACTGTCTTTGACGTTGACGATACTTTGATTGTAACTAAAAGTAAGATTAAAGTTTTTAATCCTAAAACAGGATATGAGATTGATCTTACACCACAAGAATTTAATACATTTAAAACTAAGCCTCATGACAAGTTTGATTTTAATGATTTCAGAGATTTAGAAATTCTTAAGGCTGGTAAAATAATTGATTGGGTTTTTAATATACTTAAGAGAACAATTTCAAAAGGAACTGCTGTAGGTATTATTACTGCAAGAGATGATTCAAAACTTATCTATGATTTTTTAATGCATAATGGAGTTGATGTTAATCCTGATTTTATTTTTGCAATCAATGATCCTAACTTAGGATTTACTGGCTCTACTGCACAAAAGAAAAAAGATGCCTTTATGAAATTTGTACAAATGGGATTTAGAAATTTTAAATTCTTTGATGATGATAAAGAAAATATAAGAATTGCAAACAGTCTTAATAAAGATTTACCTGAGGTAAAAATGAAGGCTACTTTAATAAAACAAAAATGGATTCCAAACTTCAGCGACTTCAGTTAAAGCTAAACGCGTTTACTAACATTTTATTAAGTATTAAGGATCTCTCTAATTCTTCTACTACTAAAGTTGGTTGTATGGCTCTAAAGAAAGACTTCAGTAAAATAGCAAGCTTTGGATATAACGGTTCTTATAGTGGAGCTGAAACAAATAATAATACTGGAACTGAAGAAGATTCTTTAACACCAGGTGAAAGTGGTTTTATTCATGCTGAAGTAAATATGATTGCAAAGTTTCAAGAATATGATCCTCAAAATTACATAATACTTTTAACATTATCACCTTGTAAAATGTGTACCAAGATCTTAGTTAATGCTGGATTTAAACACGTTTACTGGATTGAAGATTATAGAGATACTAATCACCTTCAAATTTTTAATGAGTGCAACGTGACTCACGGTAAAATTTCTAACCTATTAAATGACTACCACACAATAAAGAGCTGAATATATACAAAAAATAGTATATCCTCTTGGTCATTGAAGCCTTAACATTTAAATTATCATTAGACTTTTTTGTTTATTTAAAAAAGTATAAAATTGCTGTGTCTAAAATTAGAATAGGATTTTATGACCAAGCTAGTCAAAAAACCGAATTTACGGATTTTGCTAGTATTGCAGAATTGGAATTATTTTACCAAACTAACTATGTACCATTTGATCCTTGTTTTGTTGGGGATCTTGCTTCAATAGAATTATTTCTAGGTGATAGTAAATTATATGAATTTCTAACTGAGTACCGTGCTGAAGATTTAACAGGTAAATTTAGACTTACATCAGGTTCTTCTTTTGATAAGCAAAGAAATAAACAAAGGTCAGTGTTAGTAAATAGACAAGTAGGATTTATTAACAGGGCAGTTGAAGATTATCGTAAATACTGGAATGAACTTTATAGAATATATACAACAGGTATCTATTCGCCTTGTTATGCTATACCAGGTTGGTCTGAAGGTACATGGTACCTTAATCAACTTAGGGAAATATTTACATCTAGAAAAGACACTGATGAATTTCCGTATGATGATGCAAATATTATTAATGAACCACCGGAATAAATAAAAAAACATTAGATTAAATGGCATTCAATCTGAAAGAATATATCATCTATAGAGAAGAAGTTAAAAGGGAACTTTTTAATGGTGAGGTAGACAGTAACTTTAAAGCAGTAGCTAACCCTTGGGTAGACAATAGAACTTATAACGAAGGGCATGTAGTATACCACCCAGTAGAAGTAATTGATGTTACTGGTGGAACTAGCGTTTCATCAGAAGCTTTAGCATGGTGGAGAGCAAACAAAAGAACTACGCAAGGTGTTTTTGAAACTAGTGAATGGGACTTAATCGGTGGAATTGGTACAGGTGATCTTACTGTTACAGGTTCAAATAGCTATGGTAAGATTATTGTAAATTATACAGGTGCTGCTAGTTATCAATCAAATAATGATTTTACATTATCATCTTCTATACCAAATGATACTTTTAGGTTTGTTGCAGGTGATGGTGTACAATTACAATATGACCCTAGTGTAAATGCTATTAAATTAATTAATACATCTGCAGGTGGAGAAATAAACCAAGGATCTAATATAGGTATTAGTGGAGAGAATGTATTTGCTGGTATGAATGGTACTACATTAACATTCAGAAGTATTGATGCATCTAACTCAACATCAGTTATAGGTAATGCATTATCTGCTGGTTTTAATTCAGCTAATCAGAGTGTTGTTATTAATTTTGATTCTTCAAATGTTGATTTAGCAACTCTTAATACAAATGCACCTTTAATTAATATGTTATCCGATGTTAACGCGCCATCTCCTGCTGCATCAGATTTTTTGCAGTGGAATGGGACTACGTGGGTAAACGTAAGTGCCGCCGCCGCTGGTTTATTAGGTGCACAAGGTGCAACTGGTATACAAGGACCAACTGGTGTACAAGGATCTATTGGACTGCAAGGTATACAAGGAACTACTGGAGCCGACTCTCAGGTGGTCGGGCCACAAGGACCTACTGGTGTACAAGGATCTACTGGACCACAAGGTATACAAGGAACTACTGGAGCCGACTCAATAATTCCTGGAGGACCTGGCCCCCAAGGTGCACAAGGTATAACTGGTGCTCAAGGTGTACAAGGTATAACTGGTGCTCAAGGTGTACAAGGATTAACAGGAATACAGGGTGCGGTTGGTGAAAGCGGTACCTTTGGTGGTGCAACTTTTGATTATGAATTTAATACATCAACCTCTGTGGCTGATCCTGGCTTTAGTTATGTTTCTTTAAACCAAACCATACAGAATACATCAACTATTATGTTAATTAATGATGATGGTGTTACTGGTTCTGATATATCAAATTTTTTACAGACTATTGCTGCGTCGGCATCGATACCAAAAGGTTATGTTAGAATAACAGCAAAAGCTGATGCTAATGAATTTTTACTTTTTCAAATTTCAGACTTAACTGATGCAGGTGGATACTGGGATATTGATGTAGTACCACAAGCATCTACTGCATCGGCACCATTTACAATGGATGAAGATGTATTAGTATCGTTTGTTGTTACAGGTGAAAAAGGTGCACAAGGTGAACAAGGAACTCAAGGAGAACAAGGCATTCAAGGTGAAACTGGAATTCAAGGTATTCAAGGTGAAACTGGAATTCAAGGAGAACAAGGAACACAAGGTGAAACTGGAACTCAAGGTATTCAAGGTATAACCGGTACAGGTACACAAGGTATTCAAGGGGAGCAAGGAACTCAAGGTATCCAAGGTATAACTGGTGCAGGTACTCAAGGTATTCAAGGAGAACAAGGAACTCAAGGTGAAACTGGAACTCAAGGTATTCAAGGTATAACTGGTATAGGAGCACAAGGAGAACAAGGAGCACAAGGAGAAACAGGTACAGGTACACAAGGTATTCAAGGTATAACCGGTAGTACTGGTTCTGTTAGTGGTACCGTTGCATACGGTTCTATGTTGCTATCAACTGGTGCTGCTGCCTTAACAGTTACTAATTCTTATGTAGGTTTATTATTACCTACTGGTGAATTAAATCAAATGTCATTCATTAATTCAGGTGGAAGCCCACAAGGTAATGTACTAAGTATTAATGCTAATGAAGCTGGTAATTATGAACTTAACTTTAGTCTTAGTGGAACAACATCAACAAATGATGATATTTTTACCGAAGTATTTGTTAATGGTAGTCCGTATAATGGAAGTGGTGTTACCGAGGTACGAACAAGCTTCACTGGAACTCTTTTTAATAGCATGTCTACTGTAGACATATTAGATCTTAATGGTGGTGATCAAGTTGAAGTAAGGATTAAGTGTTCAACTGCTAGTATAAATTTAACGCCATCTAATATTTCACTTACATTAGTTAAACTTGTAGGTAATGGTGTACAAGGTATTCAAGGTAATACCGGTGTACAAGGTACTACTGGTGCAGGTACACAAGGTACTCAAGGTATAACCGGTACACAGGGTGAAACTGGAACTCAAGGTGAAACTGGTACAGCTACACAAGGAACAACTGGTACCCAAGGAATAACTGGAAGTCAAGGTACTACTGGGACTCAAGGTACTAATGGTACCCAAGGAACAACTGGAAGTCAAGGAATAACTGGAAGTCAAGGAACAACTGGTACTCAAGGAACAACTGGTACCCAAGGAATAACTGGAACTCAAGGAGAACAAGGAACTCAAGGAAATCCTGGAACAACAGGAACTCAAGGTTTAAAAGGTATTCAAGGTATTCAAGGTATTCAAGGTATAACTGGTTCTCAAGGAGTAACTGGAACAGGTACACAAGGATCTACTGGTTCACAAGGAGCAACTGGAACAGGTACACAAGGATCTACCGGTGCTCAAGGAATAACGGGTGCACAAGGAACCTCTGGTAGTAGTGGTGGCTCGTTCGAAGTTCCACTTATGGAAACTAGTTATCAAATAGGCCGTAATATTTTGCCTGTAAGTGCAAATTCATATTATGTTGGTGATCTAAACGGCTGGGATTCAAAGAGTTGGACTAATCAGTCTACTCATTTTATAGTAGGTACTACCCTAGGAAATGAAGCTATGAATTGCGGCATACCTTTAGTTTATGATATAGTTAAAGGCGTTAGTCAAATAAGAGTAAGATTTACTTATTTTGCTGAGTTTAGTGCGGCCGCGCAAACCGTACCGCAAATTATATTGAGACCTTATAAGTGGACCTGTGGTGGGTTTAATGGTGGGCAAGATTTGCAAATGGTTTCAGTAGGTGGCGAGCAATCTCTTACCTTAACTAATATCGGTAATAATTTCTGGTATGGCTGTGGAGACTTCACTTATCCAATTACCGAAGCAAATGGTGGTGGGCTTTTAGCCGCGGCTACTGGAGAGGCAGAGCCTGATAGATTATTTTTTGGATGGCGAGCTAATTCACTACAAGCAGTTACACACGCTCAGGGTGGTCAGATTAGTATAAAGTCTTGGGTTGAATCTTCAGTAATATAAACAATTTACTTTTTTTGCATATAATAATTATAAATGGATAATAGTATGGAAAATACAGAAGAAGTAAAACTTCAGTGGATTAAGGGCGATAAGTTTGGTAATGTAGAAATTGTTAATGGTACACAAGATCAATGGACCACGTTTAAGAGTGGTGGTAGAATAGCAACAAATTTAATATCTGAATTCTTAGAACCAGTTGTTGGGAATGCATTAGATTTAAATCCACCACAAACAATAAAAGATCCTCATAAGCTAGATAATCAAGATTTAGAAGGAACTGACATGAAATGGGTAACTAAAAAAGCTACATCAGAAACCATATCACCTATTAGAACTCTTTTTGATAAACAGAAAAAAAATGATAAAGTAAAACTTAATCTTTCCTTTCCAATTGAAGTTCTTAATAAAGCTATATATGAAATTATAAGTTCTTCATTTGATGCGGATGAAGTTAACGATGAATTAGAATCTTTTATTAAAGATCAAATATCTGAAGACTTAATTTTAGATAGTCTTTTTGATAGCATTAGAGAATTAATTAAAACTAGATATAAAATTGACTAAGCAATTTAAGCTATAATATATAATAAAATCAATCATATGACACAAGCACCAAATAGAAGACAGAGAAGATTAGCAATGAAGTATCAAGGACTTCTTAAAGCAAAGAGTAAATTACCATTTCATAAGTGGATGGAAATTACTAAAGAGAATATAGAAAGAGGGAAAGAATTACATGCTGCTAATACTGATGCGGTTGAAAAATCAATAGCCGAAAGATTAGAGAGTATTGAAGAAAGACAAATAATAGCTTGGCGAGAAGTAGGATATAATGAAAATGAGATTAAGTTACTGAGAGAGGCTAATGCAATATTAATGGTTAAGGATAAAGAGACTTGGCAGTCTGATAAAAAAGACGCTAGAAAAATGATGAGGGATGCAAGAGAATCTTTAAATAAAAGACTTAATGATTAAAATTGTTTTAGAGCCTGCAAGAAATGGCGTTATCAAAAGAGTGATTGATGATAATCACGGAGGAGGAAAAGAACAATGGACTTCAACAGATGTTTTTGAATCTAATGATGATAATAGAAACAAATATGAATACATAATGAAATTCTTTTTTGAACTATGTGAAGACTTAGGGTTGGAATGTGGTAACAAATTTGAAAAAGATGTATTAAGAATTAAGACAGAGTGGGGAACTCACTATGAGCCTAACAAGAAGGACGTAGAAAGCAAAATAAAAGAACTCCAGGCGGAGATCGATTTATTAACTGAATGGAAACAAGCATAGAATTTAATTTCATATATTCAAAAGATGCCATAAAGGTAAAATCTTATTTAGGTACTGTACCAAGAAATATTGAATGTATCAATTACATGGATATTTTTAATAAGTTAACTAAGAATGACTTTTATCAATTTGAACCATCTGATGCTGTAGTGTCTTCTTACTTAATGAAACAATTACAAACCGTATTAGATAGGTCTACAACTACATCTATATTTTATGTTCTAGGTAATCTTAATGAGCATACAGTTAAAGGTATTAAAAGATATGTAGAATCTTTAACTACCAAAGAAATTGAATATAACATATATCATTCACCAGACATAAATGTAAACGGTAGTGCTAAGCTATTTGAAAATGTCGTGGAATTTGAATGAAAGCACACAGAATATTTACTAAAGGCCAAACTGTTTATTGCTTGCTATCTTCTTTTAGCAAGCCTAATGTTTTGTTGCCTATAAAAGGTTTAATAGTTGATACTCAATGGGATCCTATTAACCCTCTATATCAAATTCGTATTATTAAGATGTATGATAATATGAAGTACCTTAAGTCTCATTTTTTTGATATGAATTTTAAATATGAGTTTAATAATAGAGCTAGAAAAATGCCTATTAAAAAGGAAGACTTTAAAAATGTAAAATCATTAGAAGATAGATTTGATGAAAGTGATAGAGAACGGTTATATGTAATAGTTGAATCGGTTATGTGTAAGAAGACGAAAAATGATTTACAAGGGTTGTTTGAAAAAGTTCAGTTTTATATAATATCAAAAAACCTAAAAGAAGTACGGGACATATCATCCAGGCCTTTTTTTAAAGGTTCTCTTTCAACTGATAGTTCATATGAGTTTGATGCTAGGTTTAAAAAAGGTTGGACTGATAAGTTTAAAAAAGGAGATATTGACATTGATAAGTATCTCAACAGCTTAAGCTGAATATATACTAAAAATAGACTCTCTATATGGCATTCAATGATACAATAGGAAAACTTAACGATGCACTATTTCCAACTAACCCAAGTAAAGAAACTGCTAACCGATTAGGTGTATTTGGTGGGGAATCATTTGGATTTGCTCATGGAGTAGATACTATGTTTGCAAAAAACTTTTATGTAGATAAAGCTGTCCCAGATGAATTTGGTGTTGCGGTTGGAATGAATGCACCAGTACCTAGATCTATTTTTAATAAGTATGCTCTATTTAATTTTAGAGGATTATATGGTGGGCTAACCGGTGGCGAGGTTTTTAATGACTTTCATGATAAACCTAATAATCCAACAATGGGTGGTGATGCATCCAGGAATGTTTCTATTGCTAAACTTATAGAATACTTTAGTACTAATTATCCTAGAATTGGTTATAGCGCACAAGATTTTTTATATTGTAAATACTATAAACAAATTCCTGTTAATCATCTTATTACATTAAGAAGGTTCCCAACACCAGTAAATGATAACATATTTGATTTAACAGCAACACCAGGCTCTAAAGATCCTAAGACACCAACACCAAAAGAATCCGTTGATGCTACACAAACTGCAGGTGTTACCGCAGTAACTTATATGGGTGAAAAGACAGGTAACAAATTAGATGATTTATTAACAATGTCTTATGGGTTAAATTATAAGGAAGTTAAATCTGAAATGGAAGATATTAGTAGTGGTGACGGTGGTTATACATCCCAGCCTTTTTATTCTAAAATGAATGGTGTTGGTAAAGCTGGATTTGATGCAATGAAAGGTATCAGTTCAAGACAAAAGTTTGCCGCTCAAAATATGTCTACTGGTGATAAGCTAGGTACAACTTATGCTAATTTTGTAATAGGACCTGTTAATGTTATTGATTCTACACAGATTAGAGAGCGTGGTATGAAATTTTCAAATGACTTAAAGCTTAATTTTGAATATGAATTAAAATCTCTCAGTTATGTTAATCCTAAAATTGCAATGATTGACATTATTAGTAATATGTTAACTATGACTTATAATAATGGTCAGTTCTTTGGCGGTGGTCAAAGATATTATGGTGGAGCTGGAGCGGTTGCTAGCCAATTTGGAGATATTAATAAATTAAAACAAGGAGACTTTAGTGGATATATTGGAAGTGTAGTTACTGATGTTGAAACTGGATTTAAGAATGTATTCGGTGGAGGTACTGGTGAATTTAATTTAGAAAATGGAATAGAAGGTTTACTTAAGGTTGGTAAAACTATGCTAGGTAATATGCTAGGTGGATTTTTAAGTGATAATGTTGGAGCGGTTTCTGGTACACAAGCGTCTAAGGCATTAATTAGTGGTGAACCTACTGGTGACTGGCATGTAACTGTAGGTAATCCATTAAATCCAATTGTAACAATGGGTAATATGTATTGTGATAATTCAACTATGACTTTAGGACATGGTTTAGGGTATGATGATTTTCCTATGGAAGTTAAATTTGAAATAGATCTTAAACACGGTAAGCCTAGAGATAAAGGTGATATAGAAAATATGTTTAATGCAGGTCGTGGTAGAATTTATGCATCTGCTCAAGGTGAAGAAGATATTTTAAATTTAGCTGGTAAAGATGTTGCTACTTATGGTTCTGTGAAGGCTGGTAATTTCACAAAAGGTTTATCATCAACACAAGGCACACCAGCATCAGATGTTAAAAACGAAAAAATAAGTAACGTGAAGAAACAATCAACTGCAAATATATTTACTGATGATGATGCTGCATATGCATCTAATGCGGTGAGTATGTTTATTGATTCATAATATAATAATAAGGTATGGATGTAAAATCATTAACATTAAAGAATAAATTAATTATTGATAAAACTGGTGAGGGTTATTGGGATCTTAATGCTCCTTCATTTATTTATGATTCGGATTTAGGAGTTAAGGCATTACATTATGTTATGCAAGATCAGGTTGGGCGTATAGATAAAATATCATTTAAATATTTCGGAAGTGGTGAATTCATAGATGCTATTTGTGTTGTTAATAATATCTTCAATCCATTTAGTGTTAGTGAAGGCGATATCTTGGTTATACCTAATTTATCTAGAAAAGATCTAGTTTATAAAAGACCTAATCCTGCGACAAGACCTAACGATGTTCAAGAAGCGTATGTAGATACTGGAAGACAGAGTGAAAAAGATCAATCAAGAATCCAGAGGTTAATACAAAAAGCTAAAACAAAAGAATCTGGTGTAAAACAGCCAATGCCTCCTAATATGTTACAGCCTGGACAAGAGGCTAAAACCTTTAGTGGTGGTAAAATACAATTAGGAACTAACTTACCAAGTAGAAATACTAAACAATCGAATTAATATGTCAGCAGTAGAAAGAAATATACTAACAGTAGTAGAACCTACCATCGAACTTGATGAGTTAGAAATAACTGATGTTGAGAGTGGTACTGAAAATTCTGATGGTGATACTATGAAAGAAAAACCTAGTAAGTTTTCTACAATGATACCTCTTATTAGAATTAATTCATATGAAGTACAGGGTGATAAATTAGAAACATTTGAACTTAAGTGTACTGGTTTTTATCCAACATGTAAGTTTTCTTTTTATGATAGGGATGGAATGTTTACTGCTAGATTTTTTCCAAAAGATGGAGATATTATTCAATTGTATATCAGATCACAGGGTGATGAAACTACATTTAAGCCTATAAGAATTGATTTTACTGTGGAAAAAATAACTCCGTTAGGTGGCGGTGGTGCTACTGATTCAGCATCCCAAATTATGGTTGATGGTAGAATGCATGTACCTAATTTATTTACAGAGAAGGTTCAATTCCAAGATAATACTAGTTGGAATTCTTTATTATCTATTGCTGAAGAATTAAAATTGGGGTATGCATCTAATGTTGAAGATACTACAGATCAGCAGATATGGACAAACCCTTATGATACTGCTCAAAAATTTATAGAAGATATAACTTCTAATTCATACTTAAATGATGAATCATTTTTTACTTCTTATATTGATCCTTATTATTATTTAACTTTTGTTGATGCTAATAAGTTTTTCGGTATGGAAGATGATTTAGAGGTTAGCCAAATGTTTCAACAAAACGCAATGGATACAATGGGGAGTGGTGATGAAGAAGATAGTGAAAGCACATTTCCTAATATGTTAAGTAATCAATTAGATTTACAGGGTACTGCTAGATACATATCTAAATATCAGCAAGTTAATAATAGTGGAAAGATTAGTAAGAATAATGGATATAAAAGATATACACAGTATTGGGATTTAAATGCAAAAGAATTTATAAGTGAATTTGTAGATCCTATAACTAGTGATACGCCTGGTATGATACCTGTTACTAAAGGTAGAACTATTAATGGAGAAGTAGAAGGCCCAGTCGATCAACAGGTTAAATTTAAATTTTTAGGTACACAAGGTGATAATGTTCATGAGAATTATTATTACGCATCTATACAAAATTTTCAAAACCTTTCAGAGATTAATAAATTAGGTATGACGGTTGAATTAGATACAATTAATCCTGCTATATTAAGGTATACCAGAATTTATTGTCATATGATGGAAACTGCACAGATGGTAAAAGGTACTTTAACCGCGCCGGAAAATGATGAGAACGCTCCTAATGATTCACAAAGAAGAGCAGATACTCCCGATAATGCAGGCAGTGATGTTGATAATGAATTTGGTGTGATTAATGAATATCTTTCTGGTTTTTATGTTATAACAGGTATTGAATATTTTTTAACAAGTGGACCTCAGGCAGGTGGAGCTGGTTTAAAGCAGAAATTACATTTGCGTAGAAGAGAAGTAACTCCTTCTACATAAAGAATAAATAAAAAAAATAAAATTATAAATGCCAATATCAGAACTCTTTAATGCAGTACCGTCGGATGAAGTAACAGGCTTACTTGGTAATTTACAAAAATCATTTCCTAATAGTTATGATATGGCTAAGACGTTTGTGCAGACTTCATCATCGGCTGCAGGTGGTGGTAATGGGGTTACTAGTTTAGATGACCCTACTTATTTAGGATTTAACATTTACTTTGATAGAATGAGCCCTTTATTTGAAGGTGCGTTAGAGGGCAGCCCTGCGATTCCTGCTAATGATGATCCTTTTGCGTTGTCAGGTGGTGGTGCTGGTGAATTAGGTTCACACCCATCTGGTGAATCAGCTGTTGGGTATTTAAATAATTTAGGTGAAGTTACTAGAGCCACTTATCTAAAGGCATTCTGCCAAGGATTAAAAGAAATAGAATCTAAAAGATCTTATTACTTTCAAACTATAGAAGGTTTACAAGAAGCTTTTAATAAAACTGTTAACATGACACCTTTTGGTGGATCTGCAGATGGTGAAGGAATTACTGTTGGTTTATTAGAGGCAATAGATTTAAAAATGTCTGCTTTATTTAATCTTTATAAATCTGCATGTTATGATGTTAAGTATAGAAGAAATCTTATACCTATAAATTTAATGTATTTTACAGTTCGGGTTGAAGTAGTTGAAGTTAGGAGATTTAAACAAGTTAGAAATTTTATAAATGCACTTAATCCGCTTTCACCTGAACCAGAACTTAGTAAATTTGTTAATGAAAACTTTTCAAAGATAACTTTCAAATTTGATGAATGTACATGGGATGCTGGTGCTAGTGGGCAAGTATTTGCAGATGTTACAAATGTACAAGGTGCTGGTGCTATGGCTACTTCATCCATGAAATGGTCATACGGAAGAGTTGAAATAGAATCTCAATTTGCTGGTTACGATTCAGCTTTAGTAGATTCAGCACCTAAACAACCAAAAACTTACGGAGACTTAGCAAAAGGTGCAGGTAAAAAATTATTAGACAAGGCTATACAAGGAGCAGAGAATCTTGTGCAGAGAAAAGCATTAAGTTTTGTTCAAGGTTTAAAATTTGGTAATGTATATGGTTTAGGAAATCAAATTTTAAATACTATTAAAAATCCACAAGGCTTATTAAGTACTTTACAAGGTGCATTAGTACAAGAAGAAACTACACCAGGATTTACTAATCAGATAGGTACTAATATATATGAAGGTGAAATTGCCCCAGGTGGTAGTACGCAAACATTGGAAGTTAATAGGATTTTACCTGAAGGTGGTGACCGACCGCCATTAACACAGACTAATGTATTTACTTCCGCACCATCAGGACCGGCTCCACTAGAACCTAGCAATTTATTTGAAGGTGATATTCCACCAGGCGGTAGTACACAAAGTATAGAAAGTAGTAACATATTTGAAGATTAATAAATGGGAAAACTAACAGCAAAAGAGTTAAAGGATGATAATCTAAAAGGCACTCAATGGATTGGTATTGTTGAAAATACTGATGATGATATTTTTGAAGGTAGATGTCGAATTAGAGTTTTTGGTAAAATGGACCAGAGAGAAGATCCTGAAGATCCAAGTAGCGCTTATGTTATGCCAACTGAATCTTTACCTTGGGCAAGACCATCAGTTGCTTCATCAGGTGGAAGTAACACCGGGAGTGGTACATTTTCAGTTCCTAAAATTGGAACCATACTAAGAATAAGTTTTGATAATGGTAATTATTACGCGCCAGTATACCATGAGTCACTATACCCTTCTGATGAGACGAAGGCGGAGATAGAAGCTGCCTATCCTAACTCACACGTATTAATATATGATACAGCATTTGGTTTAACAGGTGACTTACAATCTGGTGATCCTACCGTTACTAATGAAAGGGAAGGTGAGCATATTAAAGTTTTCTTTACAGAAGAAAAAGGATTAATGATGGACTATACTACAACCGAAGGTCCAACTACCGTTAATGTAAAACCTGATAATTCTGTTGAAATAATAAATGCAAATGGTGATTCTATAATAATGCTTAATGACGGTAATATAACATTTACACATTCGGCTCAGTTTACAATAAACAGTGGAGCGGATACTGTAATTAATGCGACAACCGATACTCTTATTAATTGTGTTAATGCTGTAGTAACTGCATCTGCTGAAACTCATATTAATTCTCCAAGAATTAAATTAGGTGAAGCTGCGGCTGAGGCTGTCATTAAAGGTGATACATTTGCAGGTATATTTGATGGACATTCTCATATAGGTAATTTAGGTGCTCCTACTAGTCCGCCTACATCAGTCACAGCACCGTCTTTAAGTGCAAAGAATACAACTGATTAATATATAAACTATAAAAATAATTAAATTATGCCATTAGTTCCACCTATTTTAAACTCCGCATTAACTGCTGCATTTTCAGCTGCTATGTATGACTTTATTAATATATCAGCACAGCCTGGTACAAATGATGGGGTTGATAAATCAGCCTTAGCTATTTCAACAGCTTCGGCAACATTCTCAGGTATTGCTGGACCAGCGATAGATGCTTACATAAGATCACAGCTTATAATTTTACCACCAGGACAAGCCGTCGCTACTGCAGGGTCACCGTCAGCACAAGTTGGCGCAACAACTGCACCATCTCCACCAGCTCTTATTACATAATCTTAAACAATATAGATAATAAGAAGTATAATAACTAAATCTAAACTAAGTAATATATAATCTATAATAACCACTTTAATAAAAAATAATGATAGAACAAGAAATCACAATACAATTAAGTGATGATCCATTTGACACTGTAACAAAAAAAGTAATGGTACCTAAAGGAACTAAACTAATGTCTACAGAAAGTTATGCCGATGATCTAATGAAACTTTATGAATTGGATGACATTGAGGCTAAGAAATTAACAATGTCTGAAGAAGCAAATAATTATATAACACAAGGTGAGATTATTCATATTAAAAAAGAAACTCATATTATTGATGGCGAAAACGTAGAAGTTAAGATTGAAGCTTTAGTTGATATATCTAGAAAAAGTACTGCTGTTTGTATTTTACAAAAAGAAGATAAAGCAATAGTAGACCAATTAGAAATTGGTATGATGGTAGATATAAAGGTTAAGAATTCTAAACAAGGTACTTTATATGCGTCTATTAGTGATGCAATGGATGAAGTAAAAAGACAAGAAATTTATAACGCTATAGGTAATAAAACTATTGGATTTACTGGTAAAGTTAAAGAACTCATTCATGGTGGTTATTGGGTTGAAGTTGGCGGAGTTCAATGTTTTATGCCAGGTTCATTAGGAGGATTAAATAAATTACCTAACTTTGAAGCCATTGTAGGTAAAGAATTAATTGTGATGCCTATTACTTATTCAAATGAAAAACGAACAATCGTAGTATCTCATAGAGAATATTTAAGAACGATGATTCCAACCACCGTAGAAAAACTTAGAGAAAATATTAAAGAACATATCACAGGGTTTGTTACTGGTACCACTAAGTTTGGTATATTTGCAGAATTTAATGAATGTCTTACTGGTCTAATACCTAAAAATGAATTGGATGAGGATACTTTAAATAAATTTGAAAAGAGAGATATAAAAGCAGGTGATAGTATTAACTTTTGGACTAAAGAAGTTATATCTGATAAAAAAATCATATTAAGTCAATTAGGTCCTAAGATTGATTTATGGGATGGTGCAGATGAAAAATATAAACCAATGATGATCACAAAAGGTAAAGTAACTAAGGTAACTAAATACGGCGCATTTGTGGAATTGGAAAAAGGTATTAGTGGATTAATTCATAAAACTAAATTAAAAAATACCGAACTTTCTAAGGGTGATGAAATCGATGTTAAAATCGGTAGTGTTAATGTTAGTGATCGCAAGATTACAATGAACTTAGTATAACCTTTATCCTGGTTTGGAATATATAAACAAATCAGGATAAATATGTATTCTAACGAACAACTTAATGCTATACATTCTTCAAAGATAGGTTTTGAATTTGAGTTCTTTTCAAATGAAAACCTTGATCTTACAAAGGATAGTTTAGCTCGTACTTTAAATAAATCAATCAGAGTAGAGGAAAAGGCTCATAGTGATTTTACTCCAACAGAAAATATCTTTAAATTAGAACCAGATAATTCCGGCGGAACCGGAATGATTGAATTAGTAACTGGTCCATTACCATTTGTTGAGGCTAAGATAATCATGGCTAAAACTTTAAAATGGATTAGAGAAAATGGAAAGACTAATGAAAGATGCTCTATTCATATCAACCTTGCATTTGATGGAAAGAAGTTAGGACCAATTGTTAATATGTCTAAATTAGATGTAGGTAAATTCGTACTTAATTTTGATGAGAACAAAGTATATGAAGCTTTTCCAAATAGAAGAGATTCTGTTTATGCAAAGTCTATAAAGTTTATAGTTCCTTTAAGTGGTATGACTCAGCCTTCACCAGAAAAAAATCTTTGGAAAAACTATATGTTTGTCAAAGAGAAGTATTATGGTATTAATTTTGAAAAGCTACAAAAGGGTTATATTGAATTTAGATATCTTGGTGGAGCTGATTATGAAAAGAAGTATTCTACAATACTTTCAATGACTGAACATTTTATTACTTCGTTATATGAAACTTTAGTTAATCCACAATATAACGAAACAGATTTAAAAGTTTTAGATAAGATTTTAGAAAAACATAAAACTGTTATTGAATCTTATAGAACCTATTCCTCATTTAAAGAAAAATTTCCTAAAATACATTTAATGATTGATCTGCAAACATATGATCAAATTGTTGAAATGTACTATCCTAAAATTAGAGAAAAGATTTTTGATTTAATTACTAAGGCTGATATGAATGAAGGTTTAATTAATTATGATGCTGATAGTGGAAGAATACAAATAAAAGATGCTAAATTAATGAGATGCTTTGAGATTAGTGGTGTTGATATTGTTGATTCAGTTATACAAGGTAATATTATAAATTGTGATATCTTTGGCTGTGATTTAAAAAATACATCAGTGTTTGAATCTAATCTTTTTGGTGCTACCGTTGCTGAAGATTGTAAAATAGAAGAATCATATGTTAGTAGAAATGTAATATGTGAAGAAAGTTATGTATTCGGTAAAAGAGGAGTATTTAGCGGGGAGATGATTGGTGGTATATTTAGACAAGGTAGAGCAACGCCTCTTGCTAGGTTTGGTGATAAAACCGAGGTAATAGAAATAGAAAAAATTAAGTAAAGATATGGCTAGGAATAAAAGTTGGTGCAACCCAGATTCACAGGAATGTTTAGATGCACTCATAAAGGAAATTAATGATGATTTAACAGTAGGTTGTCAAATACCTTTTACAGTACCTAAAAAGGAATTAGCTCATATCATAAATAGGGCAAAGGATTACTTTTATAAAATATATGAAGATAGCGTTGAAGAAATGTTTATTGCATTACCTGCTACTGCATGGGGTGAATCTGCATTTAGACAAGGCATAAGCCATAATGACCAAACCGGTGCTACGCCTAATAAGCTAACTGAAAAGGATGTTAACAATCCCAGGGGTGTTGTAAAAATGCCGTCTACTGTTTGGGCTGTTAATAATGTATTCCAAATAAATGGTTTTTCTGGTGAAGATGGTGGTTTTGGTAGTAATTCATTTTCTGCTGGTGATATTGATTTTTCATTAGATAAATTTATATACTCTGATGTGTATGGTGCAGGTCTTGGTTCTGAAGAATTAATGTATTATGTTATTAATGCTAAATATGTTGATAATGCAAGACAGGCTTTACAGGCGCAAATCTCTTATAATTATAATAGGCTTACTAAGAAATTTAGATTTATGGGAGAACTTCCTAAAAGAGGAGCGTGTATATTTCAGGTTTATAATACTATTCCTGACTGTGATCTTTTTCAAGACGAGGCTTTTATAAGATACTGTATAGGTATGGCTAAAATACAATTATCTAGAATATTAGGTACATTTCAATTTAACTTACCTGGTAATATTACTATTAATTACGATTTAATCTCTAGTGAAGGTAGAGAAGAGGTTGATGCTATCGTTGAAGAAATAAAAGGTGATGAAGGTGTTGATTATTTTTTCACAGGATAATTTATAATCTAAGACCCTCAAAAAATGTAGAGAATATATAATAAAAGAATATTCTCAATGATTAAAGAAATATACAGTAGAGACGTAGATGCACCGAAGTACAATGATGATGTAATTGAGGTGACAGATCAGTTACAGCAGCTTATCCTTAAGATAGAGAATTGTTTGTTTACAAGACAAGGTGATGTGCTAGGTTCTCCTAATATGGGATGTAATTTAGATGATCTTGTCTTTTCTTTAGTATTAAATGAATCTGTTATTGCACAGAAAATCAGTACTCAGATTCAAACATATTGCTTAAACAGCAGTAGTAGCCAATTTGGCATAGATGTAAGAGTACAATTTTACAGCTTAGTTGATAGGAGCGGTTGTTTAGTTGATATTTTTGTAAATGAAGAAAGAGTCATTGGGGCTTTGTTTTAAAATAAAAATAAAATAGTTAATGTCATTTTTTAGTAAAACCAGAATTAAAGCAACAGAGTTATTCTTTGATGCATTCCAATATCTACAACGTCAATATGACCAGGCAGGTGAAGTGTTTACACCAGCATCGCCGTTTGGGCAAATTCTTACTGTTGTTGCTAACTTAGGAGAACTTATTCTATTTTATATTGAAGCCGTTGGAACTGAACTTAATATTAGCAGAGCAAGAAATATAGAATCTATTTACGGTTTATCAAGATTAACAGGCCATGATCCTACTAGAGGAATATCTGCACAAGGGATTATAGGATTAAGATTAAATACTTCGGCAGCATCATTAGTTGAAGGTGATTACGTACAAATATTAAATTATGCGCCATTAGAAATAGGTCAAAATAGTTTAATGTATTTTATAAAATTTGATAGTGATTATATAAGATTAGAAAAAACATCAAGGCAATTTGTTAATGTTGAGCTTATACAAGGTAAGAGAGAAGATCAAACTTTTACAGGAACTGGGCTGGATTTACAAAGTTATAACTTAACTACAAAAGAGCCTACAGATCAATATATGGTTGATGTACATGTAGATGGTAAGTTATGGAAAAATGTTAATTCATTATATGATATGAATAATGGCGAGGAATGCGTTATGGTTAAAACTAGTGTTAACGGTGGATTAACATGTTTCTTTGGAAACAAACAATTTGGTGAACCGCCTGCATTAGGATCTATTATTAAAGTTACTTATGTAAAGACTAGGGGCTCTGCTGGAAATATAGGAGGTAAGAATTTAGATTTAAAATTTTTGGAGCCAGCTACCGATGCAACTGGCCAAGACGTTGACTTAAATACCGTTTTAGCATTAAACATTGTTAGAAACCCAATGTTTGGTTCTGACTCTGAAGATCCTTCATTTACTAGATTAATTGCTCCATATCAAAGTAATTCTTTTGTATTAGCTAACCCAAACAATTATATTTACTATTTAAGTAAGTATGATTATTTTTCTTTTGTAGATGCATACAATACAAAGGATGATGAATATTTAGATGATGATAATATAGTATACTTATTTCTTATACCTGATATTGCTAAAAAGATAACAAGTGATAAAGATTATTTTACTGTTCCTGTTGATGAATTTTCAATGACGGCTGATGAAAAGGAAATGGTATATGAAATTTTAAACGAAAGCGGTAGACAAATAGTTACTGCTGAGGTTAGAATTAATGATCCTGTGATTAAAAGATATGCATTAAATATTGTAATAAGATATGTTGAAGGGTTTGATAAAGATGAGATGCATGCTGCAATAAGAGAACAACTTAGTACTTATTTTATATACATTAATAGAAGAGATAGAATTCCAAGATCTGATATTATTTCAATAATTGAAAATGTAGATGGTGTTGATTCTGTAAATGTATTTTTTATATCGGAGGCTAATGAAAAAGCAATAGCTGATGGATTTTATGAAGTACCAGTGTATGGAACGGATCCTGTTACAGATCAAAAAGTATTAATAGAAACTAAAAAGGTAGAAATTAAAGAAGGTGAAGATCCTCAAATAGGTTTAGATGAATTTGGTGATGTTGTGATTGGTCCAGAAGATCTTGCTATCATAAGAGGTGGATGGGAAGATAGAAATGGAACATTATACGAAGTAGTACCTAATAAGAACGCTGTTAGTTCACTTAATATATTCTTTAAAGGTACTATTCCAAATAACCTATATAATAAAACTCAACAATCTAAGTTTCAAGATTTAAAAAGAACACGAGGGACAACGATTGCAACATCAGGAAACTCAAGAAGTACAAACACTGGAAGGTTAAAAGATAACCCTACATTAAAAGCAATACAAGGAAAGTAACATGAATAAATTTACAGAGAGAAGAACCGGTATGCCTAGTGTTTATAAAGCTACTTATGAAGAAGGTTGGGAATTAAAAAATTTAGGTAACGATTATAATGAAAATCTCATGAGAAATTCATTTTCTAATTATATGTTTAGAAATGAAAGACTTGGTACCTTTATAGATTCATACTTAAAACCTATTATGACTTTTTGGATTAATAAAGTAAAGTACTTAAGAATTTATTATAATTTTGGTGTACCTAAAGACTATCAAAAAATAGATTAAGATGGTTAACAATTGGAAAAATTTAAATTTCTTTGATAAGAATGGAAAGTGTTATAATTTTGATTATGATTCATCTGAGGATAAATGGTCAGGTTCTATTTACCTGTCTGAAGTATCTATAGGACTATTTGAAGTTGGTCAGATATTTATACTCGAGCAATTTGTTAACAAAAATACTAATACTAAAGCATTTGGTTTTCCTCATGGTATAGAAGTACCAACAGGAACTACAGGATCAACTAACGGTGTATGTAATTGGTTGGTGGAATGGCAAACATCGGACCCAACTGAAATTATGCTATTTCAATTCAACATGAATTTCAATAGTGGGACACAAACATCATTAGAGATGGAACCTGACGGTCCGCCTTTACAGATTATTACAGAATTAGAAGTACCTTTAGGATATGATCCTACTGAAACTGTTAGCCCAGATGGTTACATTGTAACAGATACTATTATCTCGGAGGCATTACAAATTAATATAGCAATAAGGTCAGAAGTTGAAAATACATATAAACGAACACTGTTAATTAAGGATGATTGTACAGGTAATGTTGTGGCTGAGATATTAGTATATGGTGAAACTATTTCCGAAGATGAGAGACTTAAGGTTATGACTCAGAATATGGGTTATAATGTTTTGGAATCTGATAGTGACATATTTAGAAATACAAATATTAAAGAATTACTTCCTAATTTTGAAGAAGTAAATTTAAAGAGAAAGGAAATAATGATGGAGGGTAGTAATATTTACCCCTTTATCGGTTCCTATAAAGGTTTAATAAATGCTATTAAATTCTTTGGTTATGATACTTTACAAGTAAAAGAATTCTGGAAAAATGTAGATGCAAACTCTCCTATGTTTGGTAAATATATTCAAAGTAATAATATAGCCCTCTTTGATCCTAAAGTACAGTTCAATGATAAGTCTATAACATTACCTAATAAAAAGTTTAGAAAAACTAGTTTATTTAGTTTAGTATATAGAATTAATGAAATAGTACCAGATAAGTATGATATAGAAGACTTACCTATAACCGAAGAGAATTATGATTTTACCATCGAAGAAATTTTACTTAAGCTATTTGGATTAAAGAAAAAATTAGAAAATGAATTTTTACCGCTTAATGCTAGAATAAAAGATATTACTGGTGAGGCTGATTTTTTCGGTTTATTAGAGGTTGTAAATACAATAAGTAGAAATGATAAGACAGAAATTGTAGCAGGAATAGATACTAATTTTAAGCTATCTACTGATGATTGTATTTACATGGAAGATTTAAGATCGTTTAGCCAATTTTGTTTAGCATCTGAAGCTATAGTTGATATAGCCATTATAAATTACTGTAATGCATTTATTGCACCTATATCATCTGCGGTGGGTATTGGTAGAAACTTATTACTTGGCCCTATCACACCTGGAGAAGTTTATCCACCTTCACCTATTGGTCCTGATCTGAATGGCCCTTTAGGTAATCCTAGCGATGGGTCTAATTATTTAGTTAAAGATTTATCGGATGCATTTCTTGCGTATTTTACTAGGTACGCCCCTAAGCTAAGTAAAGTAGGTGCATGGCCTGATGGTGAATCTTCATATTACTTACCAGATAAACCAGATATACCTGTTGGTGCTATGACGGTTTTAGAAAATACGTCATTTAATAATATAACTTGGGATAATGTAGATTCTACATGGAATCAATTAAATGATGCAAATAAATTTTTTACATTTGATATTGATCCGCAAGGTGTTTTTGTTGGTGATGTGTTTACTGTTACTGACCCAGATACAAATACTGGTGCTACATATACCGCTACATTAGGAGATACCGACACTGATGTAAGAAACGCGCTATACGATCAATTAATAAATTTAAAAACATCATTCACTGACCCTTGGTTATTTTGGGATATTACAAAGGAGAGTGGAGTTACTGGTGATGTGCTTAGGCTGTTCGGGCAAAATGTTGATAGACTAACAGTTACCTGTGAATCGTCCGTTGGTTCAGTATTGCTGTTTAGCCAATTGCCTGGAGAAACGCTATTTACTTGGGAAGGTATTGAGAGAGGAAATTTTGATGAAATAGAATGGACTATTTATAAAGATGCTACTGATGTTTCACCTTCTTATTATAGAGTGTTCAGAGGACCTATATCCCAATATAATAAATTACCATTAATACTACCGTATGTTGGTTTATATAGTGTGGAAATGAAGCTATTTGATCTCTATAACAATATATCATCCAACGTAAAGTCTGATTTTATTTGTGTAGAAAGTAGAGAAGTAGAATACTCTGGTTGGTACCAATCTAGGAAAGAAAATTATACTTGGAATAGTGAGTCTAAATATTTATGGAATGATTATGGGTCATTATGGAATTTACCAATTGAACCTTCTATAACATGGGCAGATGAAACGCCAAGCCTATATTCCTCATTAGATAGAGTTAATGCTATTCTTAATAATTTTGGTTTAGGTACTTCTCCGGATTTTCAATTGTTAAATTATCAAGATGATGGTAAGGCCAGTTTTAGTGGACCTTATAGATGGGATAACTTAACCACTGGTGGATGGAATGACACTTATCATTTATGGTGGGATATGACTAGTACTACAGGTGATACACCAGCGTTCTTTCAGTTTAAAGAAGTTATACCTGAAACTTATCTCAAAATAATTGATGAGAATGGGGAAACCGCTGAACATTATTTTGATTCCACTATTGATACTTTAGCTAAAGCCGCATCAGGCTTAAACACTAGTAAAAATAAAATAATTAATAAGTATATTTATAATGTAGTATATGATGCTTCAAACAATCAAAAATTTATACAGGCAGTTTGTAGATATTTTGGAGTACATGGTGATTGGAAATATGTTGACATTGTATATGCAAACGGTGACAGGGTGTGTCCAACTACTGGAGTAACAGGTGTACCTTTCCCAACTGGTGAAACAGATTGTCCTAGTTTAATTTATAGAAAAGGTTTGCATAAAGCAAGTAATCCTACGTGGAATACTGCTAAGTTTATAAATAATGGTAAGACATTACCTAAAATGACTTGGTTAATGTTTGTTTATGATAAATGTAAGATACCTGGGAAGAATAAACCTAGATGGATTATTAAGAATACAACTAACTCAAACATGGCCGATATATATTTTGAGAGTAAATACTTAACATATCTGTTTAAGGAATCTGGTAAATACGAGATCACCCTTGAACTTACAGATACGAATGGGAATAAATATAAAAAGGGTAGAAATATCCTAGTAATAAAATAGAAAAGAAATGGCAATTAGCGTAACAGAAATTCTTGGAACAGATTCTTTATCAGGATCCAGGCTAGTATTGAATGATAACTTCAATATTTTGACCAGTGAAATCAATGCAATGGAGGTTTACTTTAACCCTACGGCTGGTACTATCACTAACCTTAACGATTTAAAAACCGAATCATTAAGAGTAGGATTAAGTACCATCTTATTAGATGTTAATGCTTCCACGTTTGATATTTTAACCAATGTTAATATGACAGGTAACCTAAACCTTAATGGTGGTGGTTTAATTAGAAATGATGTAGATCCACAAACATTAAATGATGGGTTTGCGACAGGATCACCTGGAGTAATTACAGTTGGAACTAGTACTGCAGTACCACCTTATACAGTTGAAAGGGTTGGTAATCAGACGGCAACAACAGTAACTATTCAACTTAACGATGGTTCAATAGGTCAAGAAATATTTTTTGTATATTCTGAAGCACAGACCGGTGTAATTAGTATTACCGGCGCAGTAACTCCATTAGTACTACCAGGTGGTACTAAAATTGATTTAGATGCGCAAGGTGAATCTGCTCACTTGTTATGTGTTAATGATGGTACAGGAAATGGGGTTTGGTTCTTAGTAGGTGGAACTGGATATACAATAAGTTAATAAAAAGAAAAACGATACATGGCAACGACGCCTTTAATTAAAACGCCGCAGGCTGATGGGGGTACATTTTATACCTTCTCTTCATCTGCACGAGATCTTTCAAAGACCCTTAACAATGATGAGCTTAAGTTGGTCTTTTCGAAGTTTGTGCTTTTAAATTTACCAGATTTTGATAAATTAGACCCAAATAGTGCAGCCTCTCTTACATTATCAAACTACATGCAATTTGATACCATTGACGGTATGATTGCAAGTGGTGGATTAAAAGGCGATCCTAATGTTAACTTTACTGAGAGTCTTCAGAATTACGCTCTGAACTTAGAAGAATTAATTATTAGTGATACTTCTTATGATAATACTTTACAGAGATCTGTTGCCGAAAGAGTATTCTTTAAATGGTTAAAAGAGACAGGTGCAATGAGGTACCGTGCTGCTACTAATCTTGAAAAGAATCCTGGTGTTGTTAGACCATTATTTGTAGAAGAAGATTCTATAAGCACAGCAACAGATGAGTATAACCGAGTAGTAAAATATGTAGGTGATATTGATATTGTAAATAATGTAGATAAAGCAGGTGAGGCTTATACAGAACTTTACATTAATGTTCCAACAGAAGTTGGTGGAACTCCTACTATTTTATTTGATTCTATTTCAGATGCTAATTATCAACCTAGTTTAAAAATACAAGGTAAAGATGAATTTATTTTAGGTCGTAATGCAAGTACTGTGCAACCACAAGGATTAAGCATTAATGCATTTTATGATTATGATCAACCTTTATTAAATCCAACAGGCCCTGCAGGTTATACAGATCCTAATGCGAATTGGATGGATGAACCAACCCCACCAACGACAGTAGATTCTTATTTTACTGAACCTGTTACATTTACTAATCCTACTAATGTTTTTATACAAAAATATCCTGCGGATTATGGTAGTCCTGCAGGTTTTAATGGATCTGCTTATATACGATCTGAGTTAGATGGAATTTCAGTTGACTTTACTCCTAATGATTATGAACAAATTGTAACTGATCCAACAATTTCTACTATAGCTCAATTTAATGGAACTGATTTAGCAAGCACATTTGAATTTAATGCAGTATTAGTTTATTATGATTTAGTTGATACTAGTAATACCGCAAACACTGTTACTAATTTATATGGTATTTTATTAGTAGATAATGTTACACCTACTACAGATGGTGGGTTTATTCAAAGATACCCTAAATTTAAACCTAATAAAGTTACAGGGCAAAATGGAAATAGTTATGGGTTTAAAATCAATTTGCGATTTGATGCTTCACCAGGATCAGCTGGCATCGATACAATCGTTAATGATTATAATACATTTTCAATGCAGCTCTTCAGTGAAGCAACTGCACAATTACAGGAATCGGCTAAAATATTCCAAACTCAACAATTAGAAATATCTACACTAGATCAAAAAGTTCAAACTTTAGAAAATCAAATAACTAATGTCGCTGATGTAACTTCATTACAAGCGCAAATCACAAGCGTACAAGATCAATTAGATAATGCTAATTTGGCTTTTGCAAATGATACGGTTTTACTTGACTTAATTGCTAATAATTCAGATGAAATACAATCCATAGCAAATGGAAATGTACCTATTAGTTTACAGTATAATACAGATGTAGTTAGGCAAGGTACTGGAATTACGGTAGATACTAATACACCTAACTTAATTACTATTTCTTTAGCAACACAAGAGTATAGTTTTATGGTACCTATAAATAAAAACCAGGTTCAAATAACACCAACTAATCCATTAAATTTAAATCAAGCTATACCACAAGTATTTACAGAGCTTAAGACATATACTAACATGCTTAGGTTAGATACTGTGAATGAAGCAGGTGGTGATTTAAATATTTATGTAAATGATACAGGTATACAATGGAAGACAGGGCAAACATTAAGGTTAGCATTTAATAATACTTTAGATATAGGAGCAAGAAATATAAGAGTATGGACGGATGCACCAAGTAGACTTAATAACGGTTCTTATGGAATGTCCATGGGAGTAATACAAAACGCAGAGATAACATCATCTAAGCCTATCATAGAATTTATATGTACAGAGCAAGGTGTTCTTAATTTCGTATATGATGTAATTAAATAAATAATAAAAGAAAGACGAAAACTAATGGCTGAAAATAATTCAATATCAACAATGTTACCGGAGCTTCTTAGACTTTTTAATAATTCATTAGAAGGGTTTGAGAAGGTTAACCAAGCCATAACTTCTAGTAATGAATCTGTGACTATTAATATTCAAAATAATGATGGTACTAATTCAAGAGTTACTATACCTAGTTTTGGTTTTCTTAAGAATTCAGTAGATAGGCTACAAACAAATATAGATACTATTACTAATGTAGGTGGGCAGAACAGTTCAATAAGATTAGCTGATGGTACATTTAGAAAATTAGTATTAGCAAAATTACCAACAGAGGCATTAGATTTAACTTCTATAAATTCTATTGAAAATTTTAATGTTAAGCCTAATTGGTTTTTTGAAGAATTAATTAATCCACTATTATACATTTCATTTGATTTAACTGGCCAAGTACCTATAGATACAGAAAGAGCTATAATTCAAAGGTATATACTAAGTACTAATACTCAAACCAAGATTGATTATTTTACTAATGCGTTTCTAGGTAGAGCTGACATTAATTATGAGAATTTTTTAGAGAGCATTGTTCAGAGAAACATTTCTTATGTACTAGATGAAGCGGTAGTTGATTTACCACCAAGAGTAAAAAGGTATACTGGTAACTTTAGTGTACTAAGAATTTCAGATGCTACAGTTACAGAGGAAATAAACGGTGTTAGTGTCACTTCACAAAGGAAACAATATAAATTAAATAAGATATTTTATACTGATGTAGAGGCTGATTTTGATGACACTGTGCAACTGTCAGTAGGTGATAGTTTAGAGGTTATAACTAATCCTATTACAACAAGATATAAAATTACAAAAATAGATTCAAGCACTAACACAGTTATTGTAGAATTAATTGAAGGCTCTGCGGCAATAAGAATTGGTGCTGATGTATTAAAAATAGCATCATCGCTAGAAGATAATGTACAAGTAGATGTTACTGTAGGTTTTAATGAACGATGTGTTACTTTTGTTAAACCTATTGACCCAGATTCAAAAATACCTTCAGTTAACTGGTCACCAGGAAGCGCGTTTTTCACTAACACGTTAACTACACTAAATGAAGCAGGGGTAGAACAAACATTAGCAGAATATTACCAACAGAGCGCTATTGATTTTGGGGCAATGTTGCTTTCGTTTGCTGATGATAGAATGCCTACAACTAGAGAAGGTGTAACACCAAATGCACCAACTCTTAATGATGGAGATTTTGGAGTAAAGCTTATTAATGGGCAGGTAAGTGATTCACCTGCTATCGTAGAACTTACAGATTTAAATAATCAAAAGAATACTATTGAATCAACTCTTAAAGAATTAGATGGTGCAATTTCACAGAGTAGAACTAAAATACAAACAACAAATTATTCAACAGAGGTTGAGCGTGATGCTGATGTAAATGCTTTACAAGGATTAGTAACCGAGAGATCATCACAAGGGGAATTATATGCGTCGGTTGTAAAAGAGATAGATGCTAAAGCTAAAGATAATTCAGTATCAAGTATTTCACCTAAATATAGAGCAAGAGGATTTTGGGCAATGCCAGAGGAAAGGTCCACGCCAGCTACCGGTACACAATCTATCGTTAAATTTAAAACAAGATACCGCTATCTATCAAGTGATGGCGCAGCTAACCCAGTAGACCAATTTAATTTTATTGATGGATCAGGTGTTAGTCAAGGGGCGTTTTCCAATTACAATATTATAGATAGTACATTAAGACCAAGAATTAAGAATAAGATAACGGGTGTTTATGAATGGGTTGAGCTAAATGCAGATAATGCAGATGCGGTTAATATTAATCAATTAGATATTCCAATTAGAAAAGGTGAACAGGTTGAGGTGCAAGTTAAGTCTGTATCTGAGGCAGGGTGGCCTTCTAATCCATTAGAAAGCGATTGGTCAACTAGTATAATTATTCCATTTCCTGCAGATCTTAGTTCTGATAATGCAGTTGAAGCTATAATTAATCAAAATCAACAAGATGTAGCAAAAGTTTCACTAGAGGAAGATTTAAATGAATTAGGAATACAACAACACTTAAGCAGTTCCTTTACTGCAAACGAAACTTATTTTGCTCATTCATCTCCAGTGATTGCATCAGGGTTCTTATCCGAAAATCAAACACCTATTGATCTATTTACTAAATTAACTGAAATGCAAAATCAGTTAGATTTGTTTTCTGAAATTCTTGCAAATGCACAGGGTGAACTGGTGGTTACTTTAATTGATGATCAAGGTAATGTTACTAACTTACAAAGGAATTCGGTTACTAAAGTTTTTGCTGGTTTCTATTCACAGGAAGTTTCTAACTTAGATGATCCTAGAGGAGCTGTTATTTCAAAAACATTCTTTATTAACCTAGCGAACAGAGAACAGACTGGATTAAGGTTAATTTCTAGAATAGCCGGAAATAGAAAGAGAATGGTTAAACAATCTGAGAATCCTATATATAGTGTTGCTGATGTAACAAGCGGTTCTACTATTTTACCAGCAACATATGCATGGCTAGATAATAGTTCAGTGAATCAAACAAATGGAAGAGCAACATATTCCTCTGATGATTCTGATTATAACACTATTAGAAAATATGATTTAACTCCCTTACTTTTAACTAATCCAAAGTTGTCAAAACAAGTTAATGGTGGTTGGAAGTATGGGCAAACAACATCATTAGCGCCATTTCAATCTACACAAAATAAAAATCAATTTATAACAAGTAGATTTAGTGACGTATCATCAGAAGAAAATTTCTATAGTTACATAAACCCAGCAGGTGATTTTACATTTAATTTAGATACTGCTGAAAACTTTTACGGAAGACCAACTGACACTAGCGCAAGCGATGAAACCGAGTTTATTTGGGGTGCAGGGTTTGATGTAACTACAGGGTTACCTACCACATCTGCTAGTTACGGTACAGTTGCATTAAATGATGATGTATTAGAAGTACATACTTCTCACCCTATAATAACAACAATGGATGCGTTTAGAACTGCATACATTAGTGCTACTGGTGATACTGTTACACTAGGTCAACCTGGTGATGCTATCACAGCTGCGCAGGCTGATTGTTCAACTGCCGGTAATGGAACTGCAAACATTATGTTTAGACAATCTAAATTTATGCCATTACAATCGGACCAGGACCTTGGTAAACTACAAGCTATTTATTTAAATGAAGATGTTATAGATTTATCAGTACTTGCTACCGCGCCTCCATTGGCTGGCCAAACATGGACATCTGGACAAACAATATCAGCAAGTCCTAGTATAGTTGCAATTGGCCCATTATCAAACCCAACGAATGCTAACCTTGTTAATGGTGGTAAAGGTTATGAGAGAAATGTTAAAAATTCATTTGAAACATTTGATCAATATACATTAGGGAAAAAATCATGCGGATCATATTTATTTATGTCTGCTGATGATCATCAAAGTTTGCAAATGCAAGGCGATTCAATACAATCTTCTGCTATAATAGGATTTGGTCAACAAAACTCTGTAAATATTCCAATGGTATTTCAGTATAGAATGACTGATTATTTTGGAACAGGAACAGGCTCAGAAGGTGGATTAGGAAACATTGCTGGTGATACTACACAAGCAACTGTAAATCTTACATATGCCAAGAAAATAGGATTTGATATATTTCCTAATAACCAAGATGTTTATCAATATGATATTGAAATATTTTCTAAGTATAGATCAGATAATCTTAACCTAGATGTATTCCCATCCAAAACTGTTACAAAAGGATTAAATGATCTAGAGAAAGTATTAACTAAATTAAGTCCTACTGTTACTGCTACTAAAGTTAACCAAGTGGTTAGAAATGGTGGTGGAGGCGGAGCCGGAGGTGGAGGTGGAATGACCAGAGGGTTTGCACAAGAAAGTGATAACAGCGGAAACTTCCTGTAACATTTAATTTTCATTACCTTCATGGTGAATAAATAAAAAAAGTGAAACTTAAATGTCTAAAAATCTCTTTGATAAAGCATCATATAGTATAGCCAGAACTAATCCTAAGCTAACAGGTAATGTTAAACTTATTAGTGACGGTACTGACTTATACTTAGAATCATTTAGTGCAAACACCGAACTCTCATCATCTGCATTTAAAGCATTTAAGATAAGCGGTAAAGATACGTATGATCGAGATGTATGGAAATTTTTTCAAGGTGGTAGATTTCCTGCTAATTTAGGTTATGAAGTATTTCAAGAATTCCAAGACATATCAGTATTATCACAATACCAGAATCAATATGAAATGTTCTATTCTGCAGGTACACGGTCCGTATCGTCTAACGCATATTCCGATGATCTTGGTCTCCTTGCTCCAATTTGGTTAAATGAACAAATACCAGAAAACTTTGTAATATTTAGAATAGATAACCCAGCTGCTGTAAATAATATAAATGAAACTTTACAAAATGCAAATTATTTAGACGCACAAACATCCTCAAAATTTACAGAAAATGTTTTGCAAAATTGCACGGCAATTAAAACCTTTGATTTATCATCTAATAGTTTGCTTGGATCATATCTTAGAAATTATAGATTACAAGAATCTTTTCCTAAGTCACCTCTTAACATTTCATGGAGAAAAGATGAACCTATACAATGGGCAGGTATAAACTATACCAAGGGTGGGTTTACGCAATCAGGTAGTTTTTCATATGATGGTTTAGTTACACAAGATACTACAATAATAAATAATGAATACTTTTTTACTGAAGGGTTTGAGAGAAATAAGGTATTATTAGCAAACCTTATTAATATGGAATTTTTATTTACTGATGTTAATGCTAATGATTATTCAATAAACAGATATTTTGGTTTATATGTTAATGAAATAGAAGAAGGAAAGTTTGATATATCAGGAGAAGGTTTTTATAAAAATACTGAGAAAACCCAATTACCTAAAATTAAAACAATAACTGAGGTTTCTGATTTACTGAATACTCCATTTGAAATGACAAATTCCGCAGGGGTACTACTTTTTCTAGACCCTACCAAAACAACCACAGTAACAGGTTTACCTACACCAAATAGAGTTAATGAAGTTGAATCTATTTTTTACGCAAAAGATAAAGATAACAATTACCATACAATTAAGAAGGGTTCCAATTGGGGAGAAAATCAAATAAGATTATTTGACACAAAACTAGATGTATCTAAGTTTGCAGGGTTTCAACAACCTGACACTTTTGCAAATGCTACTATTTTACAACAAAAAGGTAAAGCTACTAGTAGTTTTAAAATATTAGATGAATTAGTAGACGGTTTTAAAATTACATTTTATGATGGTGTTGATTTAGTAGGAGAGATCGCAGCCAGTACTGCTGAGTCACCTATACCAGGTAATAATAAAATGCAATTTTTTAATCCTAGTGGTACACCACAAGAAATTGCCCAAGCGATTACTTTAGCCATTAATCAAGGAATTTCACCAGAGAAAAGATTCTTTGTGGCATCTTATAACGATGATACCATATATGTTCAGTCTAGGTTTGGTGGTAGCAGATTTAATAGGTTAAGTTTTGAAATTGATTTTATCCAATACCCATTGATGATAAATTCCATATCATCATATCCAATTACATCAGAGGTTGAAACCAGTAAAAACTTCGTAGGAGGTAATGATGTTAATGGTGCTTTACTAAAAGTTGCTAATGGTGACCAGGATAGGTTTATTAAGGGCGATTTTATACAGTCTAAAAGTGGCTTTGCTGAAATAGGTGATTGGGTGCCATATCTAAATAGTCCTATTATAAATGATAGAAATAAACAAATAGGATATAATGAAGTAGATGAGTATGTTATAATAACTTTAGATGATGACCAGATAAATGTTACTAGGAGTGGTCAAGTTGCTTTATATTCAGATTACCGATCTTCGTTTGGTAGATTTTCATTTTTCCCAGTAAGAGATTTTGATTATGATTTTTATAGTAAGATGTATAGTCAAATGGGCGAATTAAATTATGAGTATACTCACTATAATCAAAAAGACGCGCTAGGAGCATATGAAGGAATTAGTACTAACCCAGAAATAAGAGAATTTTACGATAACGGTGGATTTACCACTTTAATAGGCTTGCTTAAAAACGCGGACCCTGATGTTAATGTTGAATCTATTATTAAATGTGAATATGATAGACTTGAGGAAAATTATATAAAACAACAAGCAGTAGCATCTAGGGTAATACCTTATATAAATAAATGGTCATGGTTAAACGATGGTAAGAATGTTAGAAATGTACCTTATAATTTAAATTTAAGCGAGGCATTTAGCCAAAACAATTTTGCACCTTCTAAATATTCAGTAGGACAGGTTCCGTTAGGGTTTACTCATGAGTGGTATTACTTATGTGAATTTCCTTTCTATTTTAATAATGATGCTATCTTAAATTCATGGAGTTATGTAGATGCTGCCCCAGTTGATACTAAAGAAGAAAACCCTTTAACCGGACAAGCGTATACACCAGGAACATTCCAAAAGGTTGATAAAGATTATTTTAATGATTATTTTATTATAGATAAGTTTACTGCTGGTGGTAATATTAATCTTATAGATAGACAATTAAGATATGGTAGATTTAGTGGTGGTGATGAAAAGAATTTTGCGGAAACATTTTTGAGAGGGGTTAGAATAATTGCAAAACCTAAAGCAAACCCACTTGATAAACCTAATTTTAATGCGAGATCGTTAAAATATATTAATGATGGAAGATTTAATGAGTATAGATTTTCAGTAATGTTAATACCTAATGCAGATGAAAAACCTGAAACACAAATTAAATTTGTAAAGAATGAAAAATGGAAGACTGTTGTAATGATGGTATTTTTAACTTTAGATAATGAATGTATAAATGCTGGAAAGCAAGAAATAGATAGAACTTCCCTTTATTCATTAGAAAGTGATTATAAAGTAGGATTACCAGGTAGTGCTGGAGAATGCGAACCTAAAATAGACCCCTCAACCGGAGGTTATTTTTATTTAAATGGAGATGTGGATGGTGCATTAAACTTAACAGCAACCTCATTTGACATACAAGCAAATGCATACTTAGTACAAGGTGTACCAAACATTAATGGAATACAGCCTAGATTTTTAAGGGATATTACTATTGGGGCTGGTGGTCAATTTAATGATATTGAGTTTGTAATTAACGGGGATGTTTATAAGTGTGAAGGGATATCTAGAGTAGTCTCAGATTCTCAGTTTTATTCAGCGGTAATTACAAAGAACGGTGCTTCATTTGTACCAGGAGGATTAACTCCATCCTCGTCTGATTTATTAAATGCTACTTATGTTACTGTGAATGGTGGATTTAATGCATACTCTGCACGACTAAGGGATGTAGGTTTTGCTACCATATTTAAAAATGTTAACAAAGGTAATCCTAATATTATATATGAAACTATTGACAAAGATGGGAATAGGTTATTAGATGATACTGGTAATTTATTACAGACGTTTGTAATTGAATTAAGAGCACAGGCGGATATTTTAAAATCTGTATATGTTGGAGTCTTGCCTGATCCTTCTAAGCCTACTGTATTTAACCTTACTGATATTATTGGGTATGATTTATCTTTACAGAAAAAACCTAGAATAACACCAATAGGTAGGCATGCTGGATATTATCAACCAACTTCATTAAATTTATTTTCATTTAGAGACCCTTATTTAGACTTGGATTTTAATAGCGGTACACCAATATCTGACGAGGCATATAAATTAAAAGTATTAGAATTATGTAGATATGCTAATACTCAATTTAATAGCAAGGATGTTGAAAATTTTGGACAGATCAAAAATTTATTTTATCATAAAGTAAATGAAGAAGATCCTTCTACTGTATTAGAGCTATCTAGAGATAGTGCATATCTTAGTGTTTATCCACTAATTAATGAAGTAGGAATACAAAGTAGAGATTTTTATATGTTTTCTTCTAATTGGGAACCTGCTTATTTTAGAAAAAGTATAGATAAATCTCAAATAGAATCCATTATAGGTACTAAGGCTATGACAGAGCGAAAGTCTTTTTATGGATCTAAATACTTAAAGGTACCACAAGAAATAAAATTAGAAACTTTTGTTCATTCACCTTTTATACGTGATGCAATAAAACAACCTAGTTTAATAGATGGTACATTTATGACAGAGGAAAACAAAACTTCAATCGTCTTTTATAATTTTATTCAAAAGAGATTAGTTGAATTTCTTTTTAATCCTATTAAAGAACAATTTATAAATTATATAAAAGACGCTTTTAGCTTTGGTGATATTACAACTATAGATGATGACGTAGAACGATACATAACTCAAAATATTTTACAGCTTTATAAAATATCTAATGTTAATTTTTATGTAAAGTCTACGAGACAAAAACAACCGTTAGATTATTCTACAGCAGAATTAACTGATGCAGAAAAAATATCTGATGGTTTAAGTATAAATACTTCAATAGGATCAAAGCTCTTAAATACTAATCCATTTGATTTAAAGCTAATATATAACAAAAGGAAAGGTTTTACTGAGGCGTTTGGTTTTAGTATTACTATAGTTAAAAAATAAGAATTAGAAATGGCAATCACCATACAAGATTTACTTTCTTCAGATACAGTTTCACAGGCAGTTGATAAAATTAATTTTAATTTTGATCAATTATTACTGAATGGTGGAGGGCCTGTTGGACCACTTGGACCAGCCGGACCAGCCGGGCCAATAGGTGGTAGAGGAGAAAGAGGAACAGAATGGTACGAAGGTACTGATCT